GTCTGTGTGAGCCTTCACCAGTCGAAGAAGTTCAACACTTACTTTGGCGTCTTTAGATCCCGCGCCCAAAGATTCCAAAACAAGTTTTACTTCTTCTTCCGCAGTACTTCCGCGAGAGAAAGCCCTTGCTCCAATCTTAATAAGTTTGCCGGCACCAAAAAAAACGGCTCCTAGTGCAGCTCCTTCCGCTGTCGCTCTCGCCACACCAGAAAAAGTAGCGTTGTTTTTAAACTTATCATCACCAGTAATTTTCAGAAATAAAGTATTTTCACGTTTGCTGAAAGCTTCTCTAACACCCTCCCCAACGCCAAAGGCGATAATGGGTGCGAAAGGCCCGGTTAACGGCGATAATGCCGCCTCACCAGCGAATTCTGCAAATAAAACAGGATCTCTAACAGACTGAGATAACAAATCCCCTACTTGGTTGAAAAATCCGGGGTCAACAGTGACTTGCTCAAGCCAAATTTTATACTCACTAAAGGCAACAAGCAAAACAAAAGCGTCTTCATTAGGAACTTTTAAGAATTCCTCTTTAGTGATTCCATTAAGATTGAAAATATGCTGTATGCCGGGGGGAATAGAATTAAACGCCTCTTCAGCATTAAAATTAGGATCGGGGGGTGCGTCAATTAAATCATTAATATTTCGAAGCACACCTTTAGGAAGATCTTCTCTAGGAAAGTTGGCAGCAAAGAGTCGATTAGCTTTATCAGTTTCAAAAAGAACATTAAAAAATCTATTGAAATCGCTGGTGTAACCAAGTAGTCCCTGACCGTTATTTCTAGCAGAATCTCTGGCCATTAGTAGATTAACCATACTGGGGGCGCTTGTATTATTTAAATCAGGTTTGCCAGAAACCCTAACGACAAAGTTTTTATTGAGATCACTGGTGACTTTCAGAAAAGGTCCTCTGGGATCAAAGATATTAAACGTTTCCGTAGAAGGGACCTGTAACCCAGTATTAATTAGAGTGTTGGTCGGCACAATAAATCGTTGTAGTTGCGTCTTATTCATATTTGTAGTACTAACATTTCAATTAAGAAAGATTATGCCCACTACCTCAGTTAGATTTTGTAGGCCTAGAAGCAGAAAGGAGGGGTGGCTTAGGAGGAGAAAAGGATGGCTTCGAAGGAGAAAAGGATGGCTCAGAAGAAGGAATGGATGGCTTCGAAGGAGGAGGAGGTGTCGAATCTTCAAATAGATTTTTAGAGTATATGATGCTTCGATTATCTGATAAGTCTGTGCTGACACGAAGGCCCGTAGGTTTAAATATTAGAATAACCGGAAGTCCTTGAGACGTATCAAACCTCGAATCTCCCATTAAATCTGTATCTAGTGTTAAAATCCAAAGATCAGGAACTTCTAAACGTTCCGTTCCCATCCCATTGGAAAAGGGACTGAGTCTTACATCTAGTCTAAGTGCTTCTAAAACATCACCTTTTAGTTCATCCATATGATCAACAAAACGCTTCGGATCGGTAGGAAGATGATGGTTTTTATCATTAACAGGAATTATTTTTCCTTGTTCATCTTTAATAAAAGTGAGATTATTTCGTATCCTTGCGCCGGTAAAGGCAGCAGCCAAAGCTACTTCAGGAGTAAGCGAAGGGAAGGCCACCATAAGAACCGCCGCCTCTCTACGGATATTGTTTAATATTTGTTCGTTGCCTTGAAACAACTTAGTAAGTTCAATACTGTCTTTGGTGATCTGATTTGGATCAGCCTTAAAATTTGAGACCTGTTTGCCATTCGAAAAGAATACGTCATCCTTAACGTTTTTTCCGAAGAAATCAACAAGATCAGGATTATCGCCAAAGACTTTAAGAAGACTATTTACCGCAAATGCATTATCAAAATCTGTTTTAGATTGCGGTATATCAAATCTTATTCCTTTTGAGGCAGCCAGAATCTCACCCAAAGAAAGTTGAACTTTTAGAAAATCCTCTTCATTTACACCACCAATAATTAAAGGCAAATTCGCTATAGATTTTTTAGAAGTATCAGGATCCAGAGACCCAAAAGAAATCGCGGGCTGCCCTAAAGAAGTATTTATTACGGCCATAGCCACCGCTAAACGCAACGATAGGATTCCTTTACCACCGGCCGCAGCAAAATTAAAAGAAGAATTAAATGCAATTTGATTATTCTCCAATATATCCGAAGCCATCTGAGCCGCACGGAAGATCGTTAGAGGATCTGAACTGTTCATCGAGGACAACAAAACTTCTTCTAATCTCATTGGGATTCTTGTAATATCTGAAGATTTGAAGATTTGTCCCAATGTTGCGGTAATCCGTCGTATCTCTCCGCCATCTTCCAAGGACTCAAACTTGAACTTATCCAAGACTAGATCTACAGCCAACTTAATCTGATCATTAGTCAGATGCAAATCCGCTAACTGTTTGGCTCTGTCTTTTTGTTGATCTATGTCGTCGTCGAGTTGAAATATAATAGATTCGCCCGCCAATCGAAACGCCTCCGTAACTTGATTAAGGTCGATTTCCTTTTTCAATTCTGTTTCGTTAAACTGGCGAAAATCATTAGAAAGATCCGCTAAAAATTTCTTCTCTTGTTTTTCTATTTCAAAATTAACAACCTTCCTTTCTCCATCCGATAAGGATGATAAATCTATCCGGCTTGTTAAGTCGTCTAATTGGTTTTTCAGCTTCTTCTCGACTTCAGCATAAGCGGCCTCAATTTCCCCTCTCGACATGCCGGGATGTGTCACTCTATTACGGAAATCAAACTGTATTTGTTTAAAATCATCAAAGACACCGAAAATAAAATTATCAGTAGTTTTTTCGAGAACCTTCGTTATTGTTTCGTTTCGCAGCAACACAGATAAAGTATCTGTGGACGCTTCTCGCAAAGCCGCTGCCACTGAAACTATATTTCCCGAGTGAACTCCGTCGTTGAAGATTTTAGAATATTCATTATTGAAATCGTTTTGTTGAAGAGCTGGTTGCCCCGGAAAACGACTCTCAGCGACGGCTCTCAGAGAATTAATTGAAAGATTTACGTTACCACGTAAAAAGGAATCCCTTGCAATTATCAGTTGACGAGCGTTGCCTTCCTTCTGCCTTAGTTGTATAACATTTTCTTGTTCATTAGATATAGAGTTGACAAATGAATCAAAGAATTCACTTTTGAGGACAGCATCCAAGCCAGCGTTATCCAGATCTGATAGAGCAAACCCGCCCTGCGCCGCGGTATTACTTAATAGAATTTGACGAAGATAATCAGAAGCAAACTGTCGGATCGTTAATAGATCTTGTCCTCTGTCTTGTCTATCTTTATTTTCCTGTTCATACTGAAACACGAAAGCACTACGGGCGTCGCTATTGTGCTGGATATCGTTTAACAAATCTTGAACCGGTTGAAGGATGTTATCTACTGCCTTTGCATCGGCTATGTCTTTACGTTTTTGTTCATCTTTTTCTAACTTGTTTAGTTGGTCGTTGATTGCCTTAAAAATAGAACCGGCTTTCAGGATAATGGCAGGATCTTTGTCAACCATATCCTGAAGACGCATCTGAAAAGCCAGCAACTGCATAGGGTCCTTAGCCCTATCCACAGCAAGAGATAACTGAGCCAAAGTTATGCTTTGCTTTAAATCGGAAAACTTCTTTTGTTCTTTTAATTGCTTTTCTGTTTCCGCTTGGATCTCTTTTGCCGCCTGCTTTTGGGCTGCTTTTCGGTCTTCTTCCTGCAATTTCAGTTGTTTTCCAAGCTTACTGGCAGAGTTAAAGATAGAGACCAACTGTGAAACTGTTTGTCTCGGCTGTGCTGTCTGCTCAAATACCTGAAGCGCCGGCCGATCCTGAGGAACTTGCGGAAGTCCCTGAATTCGAGGAACTTGTGATTGTGTTTGTCTGGGCATATATAACCTTTAAGGAAACCGAAAACCGGGGAAAAACAAGAATGGGAAGAGTTCAGAAGTTGACGCCGCTGCTGCCGCAGTGGTCCCTGCTGCTGCTGCCGCAGTGGTCCCTGCTGCTGCTGCCGCAGTGGTCCCTGCTGCTGCTGCTGCTGTTCCTGCTGCTGCTGCCGCAGTGGTCCCTGCTGCTGCTGCTGCTGCTGTTCCTGCGGCCGCCGCTTCCGCTGCCGCCGCCGCTTCCGCCGCCGTCACCACCGTCGCTTCCGCTGCTGCCGCCGCTCCCGCCGCCGGGAACAAGGCTGCTCCGGCAGTCAACCCTGCAAGGCCTCCTTCAATCCCAGCCAGCAATGGGCTTTGGAACTGAGCATTAGCTTTAGCCACCGCTGCGTTAATAGCATTGCGAGCATTCTCTGAAATAATCCTAGAATTCTCCTGACCAATCAATTGAATTGAAGTCTGAACAGCCCCAGCAGAACCAGAGTTTACAGCAATCCCTCTTCCGCCGGCTGATGCTCGAATCATTGATATACGCTGTTGAAGAGAACGAGCCAATTGGATTTTTTCATTATCTGCACTATTTTTTATCTGCTGTTGCTGAGCAGCGAAACTGGATTTAACGGCCTCATTTTTCTGAATTGCTGCGGTAACCGTAAGGCCAGCCCCAGCAGCAGCGAAGGCCAAAGCTAACGGAGTAATTGCCATTTAATACCTCAATCTGCTGGCGACGACCGATTAGGAATTACGGTCGCCCGATAAGTTAATCCTACAATATTCGTAGGGACAGGAGTATCATTCTTCAATTCAATAACAGTCCCAGCCGCACGGGTCTGAATAGGAGCCACAAAGGGACGATCTCGTATCTCCAAGGGAGCCTGTCCCAGTATCATCCCCAAGCCGCCTAATCGTTTCGCAGTGAAGACAAAGACCTGAGTCTCTCGACCCGTTGGGGTCACATGAACTTCATAGTAGCCGGTATTCCTGTGACGAACCAATAAGCGATTAAGCTGCAAAGTACTGTCTACTATTTGCCCATTGTTATCTCGGAAGAAAATCTGACTAAGTTCTATGTTCATTTCATATGAACGACCCGCATAGACAGGATGCTGCGACCAATTTCCCGACACGGATAGTATAGTTGTGGCTCCGGATGAATCATTAGAAGGATCCAAACGAGACGCTACTCTGTTCTCAACGTCCCATTCAGGACCTAAAACAATCTCATCCATAGAAGGATCATTAAAAGGGAGAGTCCACAGTGTGCTGTCGGTTGGTTGATCATACACACCGGACAAATAATATTGACGATCCATCTGGAGCGCATAGGGCATTGTCTTGCCGTTGCGGGTATCAGGAGTAGGTTGAATAATGGATATTTTTTCCAGCCATATTTTACTGTTTCGACGAAAGACTATATAAATATCGTTATCAAACACATGATGACCGATAATTTCATTGCCCGGATCGAATATCCAACGAGACCACGCCTCTTGCTTCTTCTCATTACCGGCCCAGAAAACTTTATAAGAATATAAAATGTTAGGGTTTGTTTTAGTATGAAGGAAAAGAAAATCATTGTTCTCGGAAACCGACAACTGTTCTACTGTATTAGGAATATATGTATCTGCATGCAAAGTTACGTCGAGTGCAACATTAGTATCCACATCAATAGAGAAAAAGTATTCATATATCTGTGCAAAGCTATTCTTATCGGAAACAAAATACAATTGATTTCCCAAGGTAACCGGAGGAACATCTGAATTAGATCGGTATCGAGATGTAACCCTGAAGCTTGCATTCAATGGCGTTACATTTCTTTGATCCCCAAATAACCTAAACTGTCTGGCTCCCTTGGTCATTATAATAAGATCATCTTCAAAGGCAATAAGATAATCAATATCAGTTACAGCATTCGTAGACGTCTGAACATCGACTGGATCAGAATCACCCAAAGCTTCTACTGTTTCAATCCAGAGATTGAAAAAATCGCCACTTTGAGAAGACACAACATTTTCTTCGGAAGCAAACCATAATCTGTTTTCAAAGAATGTTATATCACTAATGGTTTTCCCAATGAAAGACGGTCCGGGATTTGTTTCCGGGTCTCCCGACAGACGAGGAACCCAATCAGGAAACGAAATCGTAAAGGTAGAGACACCATCAAAGTCCATACGAACAGGCATGGTTGTTTCATCAATTTCGGAGTTGGCCGCCTCTGTTCTGACTCTTTCATACCAAGGAGCATCTTTGCTCGATATTGCACGATAGAAACCAGAAAAATGTCCCGGAGAATCCTCTCGAAGATACCAGTGATAACCGAGGACACTATCCGTAGGAACAAAAGGATCTGATGTTACATCAGCATTGGTAGCCGGCTGGGTAATATTTTCCCAAATTTTTACGTTTCTAGTGTTCGATTTATTATGAACGAAATCTCCGGCTCCCGTGTTTTGATACTGAATCTTGGCTCCCTTTAGGGCTGTAACTTTTGTTCTATTTAAAATAAAAGTCGCATCAGTAACAGTCAACGCTCTTAATTCTGTTTTAGGATTGGTAATACCAGAAGTCAAATAAGAGATAATAGAAGGATCAGCATAAATTACTGTCTGCTTTGTTCCATTCAGATCATAAACTTCTACAGGATCGGCTACATTTGTCGGATCAATAAGAAGAATAAAACGTTCATCAATATCCCTCTCAATGAAATGGATGAAATGATCTTTAATCGGAAAAGCAACATCCAAGTCACCTTCTACTGTACCGCTGGCGGGTATAAACCAAGAGCCAGCCCGCTTTTCAGCACCACGAGTAATCGTCAATAAACAGTTATCTGCTTCTTCGACCTGATGCGCAAACCTAGAAGATCCCGCTTGACGAGATACCCCGCCGAATGGCGGAGGAAGTACAATAGGAGTAAAGGGCATTACCAGAGATACCTTTGGTCCCTTCTGTGGGCTTGCTTAGCAGTCAAAGATTGGCTTCGGAATATATTAGCATCCTTCTGCCGCATGTCTGCTGCACGTCCTCTTGCTCTGGAGAGAAAAGAATTCTCTGACAAAGCACGGTCTCTTGCGGGGTCTCCGAGGGTCCTAATTTGATATTCTCTTGCAGCGCTGTCAATAACTTGTGCCTGAATGGCCGACGGCAAATCTTCAAACTCCAACTTTAGAACAAGTTTCAGTTTGATACTGTCCGTGAATACGGAAGTTTGCTTGTCAAGATCATATAGAATAATAGTCGAACCATCTCTTACTACAGTAACATCACGACCTAAACTAGTACCCTCTGAGTCCACCGCTAGAAGATTGCTAGGAAGAATAATTCGTCCCTTATCGTCCGGAACATAAGTTGAAATTCTTGTGTTGGAATGAAGTCCCGTCAACTGTGCACGAATACTTGAATCTTCAAGAATGGTCTCGGCAATGGTTGTTTCATTCACCCCATCAGAAGCCAAAGAGTTTACTGGAAAATCTCCGGCTGCCATTAGCATTTGATTGACAGCTTCCAAACGACTATAGATCATTGTTTATTTCTCGTATCTTCTTCTCCCGCCAATAGACGGTTGGGATAAGCCCAAGAATCTCCGTACTGTCTCTCTTGCCCATCGCTCAGGGACGATGCCGCAAACGTTGTAACAGTTACCCCTCTGGGTATCTTCCACTGCCCAAAACGGTGCTTGGGTTTACGCCGAATTACAGTTGTCTTCTTACGCATAAAAGGCCGCCTTTAGTTTCCCAAAGACGGCCCGAAAGGAACCGATGAGCCACACAGGCTCATCACATCATGGTAGTATTAGAGACGCCAGATGCGAATTTCTTTAGCGACACCGCCACCTAGATCATTAACTAGCTCTAGTGCAGTCCCAGTGACTCGCAGAACAATATTAGAATCAGCACCAGTGGCTATATCAAAGTGAGTAGCATCCCCAAAATTAAGCAAAATTGTCGTTGCACCATCATGTCCAAAGATACCAAGAAACTGATCGAACTGTACATAATAAGTACCCGGCTTTGCGGGATCACCCAATACATAAACTTCTTGATCAGCCAAAGTAATCGTTGTTACTTGTGCTTCGACCCTAACCACTTTATCCCCAATATCCACCTCAGAAAAAGGATTTTTATATCCCTCAGTATCAAAACCTGAAAACGGCATAATCTATTGTCTCCTTACGCAGTCTTAAGTTCATAAGCAACTTCCGGACGCAGCGTTCCGCCGCCGGTAAGCATCTTAGTTACAGTAAAATCGGAACCTCTACGAACCGATCGTTCAGTTTCCGTCTTAATTCCCATAAGAATAAGACGACCAATAGCCTCCGGAGACCAGCATACCCCAGCAGTGGTTGTGAAATTACCTTGGTACCGAGTCGGACCAGTAGTAATATTGCTTCCAACAATAGTATTGTTGGTTACAGAGCCGGGAAGATTACTTGTTCGGAAAATCTGAACACCATTATACAACAGAGGTGCATTGATCGGCCCACCTTGGTCAATCGTATTGGACCGAGGATTGAAATCAGGATGTTGAAATACCGGAGTCAATCCGTTACTTACTTCAGTGGAAGTTTGAGGCATACCAAGATTCTTCAAGGCATACCACATCCCCGGATAAACCGCACAGAAAAGATTACCTTCCTCATTAGGAATATCATTATCTTCTCTATAGATAAGCCAATTCTCAATAGCATTAAGAGTTGCGACTGCACCGGCTCGGCCGATAGTTTGCAAATCACCAAACCCTGTAGTATTTCGATCTACCGAGTTAGTACCGCCGGGGAAAGATCCCGAAGCAGCGGTTCTGGCCGCACCCAACAAAAGAATTGCAGACTGTTTATCGAAGTTACGCGCAAGTTCCATTCCTGATTCTTTCGCAATTTGACTGCGAACTTCAAAATGGGACATTGCCAAATCTACATCATCAAGCTCAAAATGGGACACCAACGGACGATCATCCAGTGTGATCGTTACTTCCTTGGTCTCCATGTCGAGGCCAAGCAGTTCAACGCCTACCTCGTGATATTCGGAACCAATACGCCACGTCTTCGGGAATTTCTTTTCGTTCCCAGAAGGCATAACAATGGTCCGAACTTTGTCTTGAAAAAGATTAAATCTTTCCCAAGCAGCGATGACTTCGCCCCCGAATAACGGAAGCCACATGTCATCGAAATTACCGTTGGGACCATCCTTGCCCCAACGAATAGGACTAGTTACAGACACTTGTCATCTCCAATGAATTAAACAAAAGAATATAAAACATCTTCTGCCGTCCATTAGATTGTCGTTCCAATTATCCGAACCGTGTTCGGGTTTTCCCGGTCTAACGAAGAGCGTAATTTATTTAATTTACAGTCGGTGCTGGGGATACATCGGGGTATCATCAGGCCGTGCCCTAAACTAAATAAACCACAAAAAGATTAAACAATTAAAAGTCCCGACAGGAGTCGAACCTGCAACACATCAATTGTGGATTGATTGCTCTACCGCAGAGCGACGGGACAACTAAATTTTATCTTCGTTTATCAACACGAAGACCTTGAGTTGACTGTGTGATTTTCAACCTTTCCTCCACCTGCTTACGATAGGTTGAATCCTGCGAATATCGAGGATCATTAATCGCCGCAGAAATTTCTTTATTGTTCTCGAATGGGCGGGCACTGACAGGACCACCGCCTGCTGTTTGAACATGTCCGGGTTCCTTAGTGGACCCTACAGCCTGCTGTGCCTCGGCAACAAGACCCAACAAAGATCGTTTCCAGTTGGGACCCATTAGCTGCTGATTCATGTCATTAATTTCTTCGGGAGAATAATGCTCTACGGCGTATTGAACTGCCGCCTCAAGAACATGCTCACCACCGACCAACTCTGCGGCCACCTTGCGCTGCTCACGCTGAAGTGCCTGTTGGCCTGCCATAACCTTCCCCAGCAACTCTTCGGGAATTCCTAAACCTTCGACAAGAATCTTACTGGTATCCTCGTCCAAACCCTGAGAAAGATCAGTAGACATGATCTTAGACCAATCAACCTTACCCGATTCTTCCGGCTTTGCTTCCTCTTTCTTAACGGGAATTTCCAGTTTACCAGACTCTTCTTTACCTTCCTGACCTTCTGCCTTGTTGGTCGGCGCTCCCGTATCCATACCGGATTTCTTAAGAGACGAAAGTTCTTGTGTCTTACGTGTATAATCTGCTCTCAAATGTTTCCATGCGTCGGCAAAATTACTTGCATTCCCTGCAAACTCTTCGGGAATAAGATCAGGATTGTTTTCAGCCCATTTTTGGAACATGTCCGCTTCATGGTCAAGAGAATTAATCGCTGGTGTTTCTTTAGGTGCCTCTGGGGCTGACCCCTGAGCACTTCCTTGGGATTCCAATGGAGGATCCGCGTCATATAGTATATATTTTATTTTCGTTTCCTTTCAGTTATTGAGGAGCGGCCTGCTGTTGCGCCTGTGCTTGGGCTTGGGCTTGTGCCTGACCCTGAGCCTCAGTAATGTTCCCAGCCGACTGTATCCCTTGTTGCTGAACTTGATCCAACAACTGTTGCTGCTGTTGCGCTTGCTGTTGCTGTGCCAATTCTTCTTGAGTAAACACTAGGCCAACATGGTTCAAACCAATGTTAGTTACATATCGCTTGGAAAACTCATTCCAGTTTATCTGTGATCGTAATTCAGGAATCTGAACAAAATCAATACCCATTTGTTTCAATCGTTGTAGGTCCACCTCACGTGAAATAGTATCAAGACCAGATCTAACTTTAATTTTAATCAAAGAATTATCTTTTGTTCCAATATCCAAATCTTCAAGGAGTTTCTGCCGTACCATCAGGCTTGCTGTTCGCTCCACAATGGGAGGAATAAGTTGACGGTTCTGCAAAGATAGAACACCGCCCAACGCTTGGTCTAGTTCCACCGCATCAAGTTGAACCTCCGCGGCCGTCACTCGTTCTGCATCTCGGCGAGACGATGAGCCTAACAAAAAGGTTTGCGCAATGTCTCTCTTCCACATATTCACCGCTTCCGCGGTAACCTGTAGGCCTTGAACAGAACCAAGATTTAAAAGAAACAAATCCTGCGCCCGACCGGGTACGTAATCTCCGTTTTCACTTTCGACTAAATCCTGTACTTCGGTAAGCCCTGTAGGATCCACGAAAGTTCTATGCTCTGCTACCATCGCCGCCACATCAATAAGCGACGAAGTAAGCGAGTCCAAAGTCAACAGATCTCCAAAGTTTTCTTCGCAAAGAGACGTACTATAGTCTTCTCCGTCCTCCAGATTCCATGTAAAAATCCAATATGGAAGAATTTCATATTCAGGAGGAGCATCGTCGATATCTATTCCACGAAGTTCTCGTTTAACCTTCCAGACTTTTTCTTCAGGAGACCATAGAAGTTGAGTATACAACGGCTCTGCATCTTCATCATGGATATTCGGAGACTTGGTACCCGAAGCCACCTTCGATTGTATAGACGGTTCAAGAGCCTCTACGTCTACCCATTCTTGAAGAATGATTTCAAACGGCGTTCCTTCTGGTGTTCGACGAACAACATATCTATCTAACCGATGAATCTTAAAAGAAATAGAATCTATTTCTTGAATCAAACATTCCCCTACTACGATGAGAAACTTATACGCTTGGAAAATCTTAGACCTTAGATTAGACCCTGCCAAGCGTCGTCTGATTCGTCTTTCTCGGCTCTCAAGGGCCTGCTCTACAACGCTGATATCAGGATCATCAACAAAATCATTGATATAAAAGGTAAAATAAGGGATATCATTCGCGGGAAGATTCGCCGAAGTCAGACGTGCGGCCAGCCGAACTACCCCTCTGGCCACCATAGCTTGATTAGGAATTGGAAGGGACACGCTCTGAGACCTACCGCTTCGTGGCAATAACGAAGGTATGGAAATCTCAGCACATTGATATGCTCGTTCCAGTTTATTTTGCCGTGCACGAGACAGGTGTTCATAACGTGTTTCTAATGTTTTAAAAGTTTTCATCATTACGTATTAGGAATAAAGATACTCTGTCGTTTCAAACTTTCTCGGCCTTCTCTGGCTTTCTGTAATGCCACCAAAGCACGAATATTCTCTTTCTCCAATTCATCGTCCTCCTTCGGAGGCGGTACATCGGGAATCGACGGTCCAAATAGTGATCCCATTATTTTCACCTACTTCTTTATATTTCGTTGGTCTGACGGTTTGTTTGACGATTGTCTCAATTGAATTAGTCTTAATTTCTCTAATACACTACGAGCACCGCTGTTAAATACCCAGTCTTCGTATGTAGTTTTTTCGTGATTGTAATGCAAAACAGGAAAGACTCTCTCCAATGACTCTAAAAGTTGATCATCAATAATCGGAAAATTGTTCATGCTGCTCCTTAATACCAAACCATCGAACCGCCCTTTAGCAAGGCAGTATACAAGTCATCTACCGTTTCGACAGTAGAATCTAAAGGACGGCCCATGCAAGCCTTTAGTGCAACTAAGGTGGCTGTTAGGCAATTCTTGGAATTAACAGGGGTCTCTCCCTTTAAGAAATTCAAGACAGTTTTGAACCATTCATGTTTCCAGTGGATCAACCCTTGAGTATCATTACTGAATTCTTCTGTAAAGGGTGCTTTAATCTGTAGAGTGCGGTCGGGCGGTCTGAGTTGTTTGTATTTCCACGCCGGAATCCATCGTGTCTTACCACAAATAGGAATTTCATACAAGGCCCCCGGTCCTATCTCAAAAGTGACGTGGCCAAATCTGCTATGGCCGCACCACGAAGAGATATGCCCAATGAGACCTTTAGGGAAATAAAAATGAACCCAAATATATGGTTCCATGCTAGTTCCTTTACGAAAGGAGGTTTGATCTGTTCTGTAGTGTGAGAAAAACGCCTAGATTAAGCCAAATCCCACATTATTGGCTTCTTAGCGTCGGAATCCCAGTCCGATGCTCTTAGAATACGGGCTAAATGAGCCTGAATAAGCATATATTCGTCGGAAAGATCGGCATTCTTATAGGCCTTTCTTACCGCGTCCCATAAAGTCTCATTATTCTCCCTATCCTTTAGGATTTTCTCCGCAGTTTTAGGCCCCACCCCACGAGGAAAGGCTTCACACTTTGTAATGCCCTTATAATTATCGGTGGAGTCACCTGTGAGACACTGAAGAGCGCACCAATAGTCGGCTTCTTCTTCAGTAATCCTTACCGGAAAATCATCTTTATCGGGATTATAATGCCACCCCGGAATTTGTTTAAGATCTTTATCTATCGTTATGATTACTGGATTCTGAACCTTACCATTAGTAGCTAAGATTCCCAGCACATCATCTGCCTCAAGAGAAGGTATTGCTACACATCGAAAGGCCTTTTTGAGACCTTGAAATGCACAAGATAAAAACTCCGGCTTCTCCAGATCATCTCTATTAGTTTTATACTCTGGAGATAACAATCTTCGGAACCCGAAATCTCTTGGACAAGACAAGCCTACAATAATTTTCTCACAGAAAGATTCGGAGGTCCACGTGCGCACAATACTACGTACCAGTTCTTGAACATCTAGTTCATCGCCTCCCTCTTTTTCCGTCAAGATAGCCGTCCGATACGCACAAATATCACCATCAATCAAAGCCGTTCTACTTTTTTTCAAGTCTTTTGGTTTCACGCTTTGGCACATCCTTTATGCAGGCAGAACAGGTTTCAACCAGTCTTTCAACCGATCTAAAACAATGACATTCATATCCTCTATGGTCCCCGCAGAAATAACTGTTTCATCAAAGAACTCATCAGGTAACGTTAAATCCATATACTCGTAAGCCATTTGCTCGGAGATATGGTCCCTCCAAGGAGCATCGGGTTCAGGAAGTTCATCACATCTATCGACGAAAAGAACCAAACCTCCCCATGATTTTATCAAACTCACTTCGTTTGGAAAACGAACATCATCCACTAAGATAACAATATCATCAGGAGATTTTTTTTGACCAATAATTTCCTGAATATTTTCGACTCCCTCGGCAATATCTTTAAAATCTTGCCGAACAAGATTGACCCACCAATCTGTATCTGACTCTTCAGAATATTTAGGGTTCCTCAACATATCAGTGCCTATACTCTGTGCCATTTTTCGATACAAATCAGGAGTTTTTTCTTTAGTGACTCCCAAAACCTTGAGGCCGATTCGGAGACGACCAGCCATGCTCCATCTCAATACCTCAAGTCGATAAGGACCCTTCCGAATTTCTTTTTCAATCAACTCACAAAGAGTAGTCTTCCCAGCTTTCGCAAGACCGGCACAACCAATAATAATCAATGACGTTACTCCTGTTTATCGAGACGAGAACGAGCATCCGCTACACGAGAATCGAAAAGAGTATCTCCTTCTTGGGCTGCCTTTAGGATTGCATCCTTTTCCAACTCTGAATAGCCATCTGAATTGATAGATATTTCTGCAATACCCTTTGCCAACAATTTAAGCGAACTGATCAATGCAATAATTTCTGAAACAGGAATCACGACCCACCTTCTTTCTTTTCAATCTCGGCCAGTGTAATAAGAATTGCATCCAAAGCATCCATAAAAGAATCAAATTCATCGCCACCTTCAGGAAGCCGTAGAAAGGCTTTATTCAGATAACCCCTTGCAGACTGAATAGCAGGATCAACTGTTTCAACCAATTCCTGATCGCTGATTAGTCCCGATTCATGGGCTTCAATCATCAAAGCGGTTGTCGTTGTCAAAAGAGATCTCTGTTGAAACCATCTATCCGCCGGCGACGTAGCACAACTTACCATCACACAGAGCAACAACAGCAAAAACAATCCATTAATTCTTTTCAACATATCCTAACTCCTAAAAAATAATTACGTACTAATTGAGAACCCGATAATACCTAATGAGTCTCAAACCAGTTCTTCCCTATTTTATATTCACCATCAAGATCACATTTAAATCCCAACTCAATTCCAGCCTGTTTAATGCTGCTTACCGCTTGTCGGCCTATAGTTTCCGCATACTCAGGACGGCTTTCCAATTGCCATTCATCATGTATGTTCAACATAAACTCATAATCTTTTCCGGGACAAAGGCCGTGCAAACTTTGCAAATCATGGTCTAATATAATCAAGCCCTTTTTCATTAGGACTGCACCATGAGACTGTAACAAAGTATTAAGAGCCAAATAGGAATATCTGATAGGCAAAGGACGACCATCTAAGCCTGTAAGATATCCCTGCAAATCATATTTTATTTTAATCCATTTCTTCAACTCCTTTAGGGCAGGAATATTCTTAAGAAAACGGGCACGAAGACGCTTACCAATCTGAGAGACCGACCCCTTTTGTTTCCATTCCTCTTTTTGTTCAGGGGTTAAAGAAGAATGATGGATAATAGTAGTTCCTAACTTAGCGTCCCCGGCTCCATAGATAAATGCATAGATAAATGTCTTAGCACAATCCCGCGTCTCCAGACCAGCCATCTGCTGATTGTGAGTATGAATATCCGAGTCCGCAATAATCTTAGCATAGGCTCCATCATCCCATCTAGATAATTCATGCGCCAAAGCACGCAGTTCTAATCCACTAGCATCCGCACCTATCTGTAACCATCCTTGTCGAGGCCCAAAACACCTACGAGATTGCTCTCCAAATGGAGAATATCCTGCTGGAACTTGTCCAAGATTCGGAGAAGAATGAGACATCCTTCCAGAAACACAACCCAACTGATTAACTCCACCATGAATTCTTTTAGTTGCCAAATCAAGATGCTCAAGCCAACTAAGAAGCTGCGATTCTCGTTTACAAAGAAGTAAATATCTTTCCAACGTCCTCGCCTCATCGAATTCCAGAGTAGATAAAACCTTTTCATCCATAACCGGAGAACCACTGTCAGTAAACACCTTCGGTTCCCATTGATATTTCTCTATGAAACGATCGACAATTTGCTGTCGGCTTCCGGGATTAAATTTCTCTTCTTTTATTCTATTCGGGCCTCGACGAATACTGTTATCTTTATATCCAGCCTTTTTCGCATCCCCTTTCGTGGGAAAGCGGATAACATTGAAACCATCATCTGCTTCCCAATACTCAGGAGTTTTCGTTTCAATATATTTAGGAGGAAAAATCTTTTGCAACTCTGCTTTAGTGTCAGTAATCTCAATATTTAATTCCATTTGAAATCTTAGAGCAGCATCCTCATCGAAACCAACACCATTAAGATATTGTCGAATCAATATCGGAGCAATGGCATGCTCAATCTTAATAGCCTCAATGAATCGACTCATTCTTTTCTTCAGATACTGATAAACTTTCTCACCAACCAGCACATCATTAATACAATATGCCTCTGCCTCTTCAGACCACCCTTCAATAAGAGAATCAGGAGGTTTCATCTTAAGACACCTAAGATGACGACCCCAGCATTCCAGACTATTACCTCCAAATGGATGGTTTTTAATGTCGGGATATAAAATACGAGAAAGAAGAACAGTATCAATACATTGAGGCAACACAATATCAGGATATAATTTCTGAATAACCGGTACATCATAATTGCAACCATTGTGCGCCACAATTCGATGCGCCTTAGATAAGATCTCAAGCCCTTCGGGAATGGAATTCTCAGAATGGTTATTGCGAAACACATGAAGAGATTGATCATTCAGATTTTTTATAACCAGCAACCAAATTTGCGTTACATCACGGAGCAAGCCATTGGTTTCCAAATCGAAAACACAGACATCTCCTTTATTTTTCATTCTTTGTCTTAGAGGTCTGCGTTTTGTTCGTCTGTGTCTCCAACGCTTCGACCCTCTTTAGCAGCCCGGACACGGCCCGCACAAGAAACCAAGATTGAGCCATAAAGACCTTCGGGTTCCATGCAGTCTGTCGCGGAGCGGGCTGTGATTCCCCAAACGTTTCAATCGTATCATCGTACATATGTTTTTCCTTAAAAGAAATCCTGACTATCGTCAGTGTTAATAACTTCATCATATGATACCGGATTATCAGAATCAGGATCAAAGATAACTTTTCCATTATCATCATATCCCCAATCTACTTCATGGAGATCTCCGGTATCTTTCTCAAATCTCATTGCTGTTATTATACCAGTATTGCCAGTGAATCTATCCTTTAGAGACCGGACAATTACAGTATTAGCAATCTTGTCATCTGAATGTTGTTGGTTTCTTTCGTAAGCCAAGCATACATCCGACAACTGGTATAACGCACCACTCCCCCTGAAGTCTCGTAACGAAATCTGACCTCCTTCCTCGAATGGGGTTCCCTTTGGCTTCGTCAAATGACATACAGCATCTATATGGCAATCTGTTCTCTGAACAAACTGACGTAAGTTGGTCATCAGAAGATCAATATCCTTACGTTCGTTACCGGATTCCATACCAGACACAATTATAGAGATATGATCTATATAAATCTTATCACATCCCAAGCCTGTTCTCATGTAATCCAACTTGTCAACTAAAGTCATAGCATCAAGAGAACCAAAATGATCCAACAAATATAGATTACCTTTAGAACAGAGTTTCTTATAGGCTTCTAAGAACTCTGAATCCGAAAGATTATCCTCGATTCCAAAATCTACTGCCTGAAATCCTCCATCAACTAATTTTTTATTCAACGACCGTGCTGCCAAGATTTGACGTACTGGTTTATTCAACAGACTGGACATAAGATGTTGTATAGTATCCTTTACGCTTTCCTCCAGCATCATAACCCCAACGTTCTCCCCATTCTGGAGATCGCTATAGATTAATTTGCGCATAAAGGTACTTTTACCCATGCCGGATCCCGATGAATGCATCACTAACTCAGGCGATTTGCGCCCGAATAATTGTTTGGTCATCGAGGCCCAAGGGTAGGGCCAGATATGGGAGAACTCCAAATCCTTGGATATATCGGCCTCGCTGATATGCAAGATACCATCAGGACGATAGGTAGGAGCATCCCACCACGCTCGAATCAATTCTGTTGTCTTGCCTTCCATAAGACAATCGCAAGAATCCTTCAGGGGAAGCGAAACAATCTGGGCTTTGCCCGGTCGAAGGAGTTTAGCGCATGCCAGTGCTGCGATTTGTCCGGGTTCGTCCGCATCAAAACATATCTTAACCTTCTCAAATGAATTCAGGTATTCCAGATTTCTTTTGAAGGCTGAGACTGCCGAGGCCGCCCCATTAGGAAGAGAAACGGCTGACCATTTATTCCCAAAGATTTGAGACATCGCCAACGCATCAAGTTCCCCCTCCGTGACGGTTAAATACTTGCCTCCTTCCTTGAATAAATGCTGTCCCATAAGTGGAGCATCTCGCATATTACCTCGGACAAAAAAATTCTTACCCCTTCGTCGAATCTTTTGTCCTACTAACTGTCCATCTCTATAGTAATTAGCGATATGACACGTCTCCCCATCAGCCATACTTCCTACTTGATAGTTATATTTCTGACAAGTTTCTTTAGTCAAACGACGGCTTTTTATGGCCATGCATTCGCCCACTAAAGGGATAAAATTAATAGGTTTCATTTCCGATTCTGTTTTATTTATGGTTTCTAGCCCCTCCTCTACTCTATGGAAACCACAAGCAAAACAGTGAACGTGTCCATCATCATAAACAGCCAAGTTATCAGCTGCGCCATCCCCTTCTACCCCGCATGATGGGCATCGCTCTCGATGGACTACTTTTTCTTGCAACATCACCATTCAATTAGCATTTCAATACGACCTTCTTCGTTCGGATCGGCCCATACTTTACAGACCTCTCCCTTTAGAGATTGAATTTGGCAATCATCAACCCATACCTTACCATTGCACCCATCAAACACCGCTTTTTGTAGATTGTCAATGTCTGGTTTAGGGTAACTAAGCGAGGTAGATTTGGGTTGTTTACAGATAAGATGCAGTTTTTTGATAACCACCTTACCTGTGATTGGTTTCCAATTCTTCGGTAAAGACTCTTCGATAACCTGTTCATATGCCTTTTTGAATACCCGATAAGGCCTAGAATAATACACTCCATATCGCCCAACACGAGGACGCGAAGCCGGTACCGGAGAAATCTTAAAGACAAATGATTTTCTCATTCAAATAAGTTCCTCGTCCCCATCGTCAAAAGCATCCTCATCAATATCCGCAAAAGAATCGACGGCATCGGCAACATTATCATACTCACTTTCTTCTTGGAAGACAGAAGAGCCATCTCTTGATTCTCTCGGCTGAGCCGCAAGAAGTTGAACCGCATTCAAGAAGCCCTTGATACCTGTGCCTAATTCAGAATGCCATCCTGCCAAACTAAACGATGCTTTGACGACATCGCCTCCCCATACCGAAGCCTTAATCATCTCTTTCTTGGCATTATAAATAGGGACAGGAATATAATGGCCGTTCTCATCAGTCTTAGGCGAAGTCTCCAACCGAATATAAGGTTTGCCGGTATCAGGATCAGACTCATCTTGACTGTTCCTAAAACTTTTAAAGAATTTAAATTGGTTAGGCGTGAATTTGATCCCCATTGACTTGTAATATTCTTTGGCGAATTCCGATACCTTTTTATAAAATTCTTTATATTCCGGGTCCGAAGGATCGAAAATAATATTAATCTTAAACTTTGGGTTCCCGAATTTATCATCGGGTTTAGTTAGATAAGCCCAGCGAGCAGTCCCTGCTGGGGTTCTAAATTTCTTATCAGAAAATGTAAACGGACTTGTTCTTCTTTTTGTCATAAGTTCCTTCCTTATGAATATTGTTCTTTCAATCGCCATACTTGGACAGTTTCTACGTCAGGAGCAACATGAGGATCACCACTGGGCCATACCTTGGCAACCATATATTGCCAACCATTGACATCACCTTGACAATAAGGTTCCTGTTGCTGATGAGGCAGAAAACTTGCTATATTAAAGGCAAATCTAACAGCATTCTCATTAGTAAATACCGGAACATTATTGATAGAGGAATTGTGAGTATGACCAAAAATAGTATGTCGTTCAGATGATAAAGCTACTGTTCTTGCAACATTAACTCCACCAAAGGGCCTGCCTCCTTTACTATACGGAATATGAACATAATTAATTCCATCGACTTCCACAACATGCTTATACGGATACACCAGAAAGGGCGTTTGGCCGACAACAGCAACATTCCTATATCCACACAGTTCCCAGATATCAATCGCGGGCGCCCAATGAGGATATAAGTTATCTAAACGCTCTTTTCGTTCTTCATGATTCCCTGCCGTAATAATCTTACGAGGTCTATAAGGGTAGGCCCGACGTGCCTGTTCTTTTTCTAACTTCTTCAGTGGTGCGAAAAGAATCTTAAGTGATTCTCTAACAGACATACACTCTTCAACTAAGGAATTTTGATTGATATCGTTCCTTGAACCTCTAGCGTCATACGACGATAAAGAATCAAAACAACCCCAATCACCAATACCAATAATAGTATCAGGCCTCTCGGTAACTATCATCTTACCAAGCCATTTAAATCTCTCAAGATTCTGACCGGGACGAACATGAGGGTCTCCAATTACTAAATGAAAACCTTGTTTTGTTTTATTTTTTTTAATGGCTATCTTGTTCCTATATTATAAATGATTTCCTTTGCCGTTTCCTCTCTATCTTTTCCTTAGCCAGTTAGACGCCCACGACCCGACATATTCTCTCTTCCAGTTGCGCCTCTCCTGATTGCGCGCCTGAGCAAGAAACGCCTCAAGTGTAGTGACTCGCCAGATTTGACCGTGGTAATATCCGATCGTTTGGATGATGTCCTCATCAGTGATAGTATCTACATTGTTCTCGAAGTTGATATACTGCGAGCCGCCATCTCGATCACGAATACTCCCCAACTCGCCATAGAGAAGATTATTATTGATGTTGACGTTTGAAAATGCAGTGTTAATTATCTGTAGTGCGTAACTGTCGTCGGCTATGACTCGGTTGTTTTTCATTTCGAGATTGTTGATTCCAACCCACCCATCAATATTCTTGGCCGACAATGTGATTTCGCCTGATAGGATAACAAGATTGTTTTCAATAACAGCGGATCGTATATTCCCAACCTGAATCCCCCAAAGGGCATCGTCTCCGTTGATTCCCTCCGGGTCAATGGGGTCTCCGTCCATGATGACGTTTCCGGAAACCGTTCCCGTAACGCCGTCTTGAGGCGGAACGGCATCGCCACTATACCAGCCGAAGTTGAGTTGCGTAGCATTGCCTACAAATAGATTATTATTGACGATTCCGCCTGCTCGTGCCTGCAGGCCGGACGAACTGCCTCTGGCGAAGATATTGCCGATGGCTGTGAGGTCAGTACAATAGGTCGTTACATAGACGTTGTGATTAAACTTGGTTCGCTCGGCGCCTGCCTGTTCGTTCCAGCCGTTATGATCAAGAACGTTTTCCTCAAGAAGAATTCCGTCGGTGTTATTGAGGAAAATTCCTTGCGCGTGACCGGTGTCCGCGTAGTTGCCGTAGATGACGCTTCGCCGAATACGGACATTGCTGAATCGAGGATTGAGATTATCCTTCTGGAAAGGATCGA